GCGGTACAAGCGGCAAAACCGTAGCAGTGCTGACAATGACCTATGATGGCAACAATAATCTGCTTACCGTTGTTCGGAGCTGAGCAATGGCATTTAAGCTCAATCCGTTCACAAGTGGTCTTGATACAGTCCGCAACCAAATGTTGTGGGGGTCGTTTTATGACACGACTCAGCAAATTGCAGCGGCTGCTAACACTGCCTATTCGATTGGCATTAATTCAACGGATGCTGATAGCCGTGGGATAAGCATTGTTTCTGGCTCACGAATTACTTTTTCTAGAGCAGGCGTTTACAGCGTCACTTACTCTGTCCAGTTTGTGAACACAAGCAGCTCGATTCACGACATCAATATCTGGCTGCGCAAGAACGACAACGGCGCCAGCGGCGACGTGCCGGCTAGCGACAGTAAGTTCAGCATCATTTCAAGTCATGGCAGCGTTGATGGCCACGTTATTGGTTGCGTCAATTACGTTTTAAAACTTGCCGCTAACGACTATCTAGAGTTAATTTGGTCTACCACAAATGTAGCCGCTAGCATCCAATCATTGCCATCATCGCCATCGGGACCAGCGCATCCCTCCATCCCTGGCATTATCCTGACTGCAGTGCAGGTGGCCTAATGGCATTAGCTAGTCCGCTACGCAAGGTTGCCAGCAAGCTGATGGCAAAGTTTGGCGGCGAAGCAACGATCCGCCGCGTGACAACTGGCGCCTATAACACCAGCACTGGCACCGTTAGCGAAACCACGACCGACACCGTAGTGCGTGGCGTGCTGGAAGATGTCAACCTGCGTGAGGTCAATGATTTGATTCAAGCTGGCGACAAGCGGCTGTTGATTGCTGCTGCTGATATTGCCAACGCACCTACTACGGCCGATGAAGTGCTGATTAGCAGCGTGACGCATCAAGTGATCGAGGTTCGTACGATTGAGCAGGACAACACTGCCATCACCTACGAGCTGATCCTGAGGGCATAATGGCGCGCGCGATCCGAGTTGGTGATATTGGTGATTACGCCAGCCAGCAGATGGAGAAGCTGCTGCGGGTTGCGGTGCTTGAAACTGACAGCAGGCTTAAACAGGCAAGCCCTGTCGACACTGGCAGGTTTCGCGTTAGCTGGCAGGTAGGGGAGAATGCAGCAGGCTCTTACGATGGCGGGCCGCAGCAAGAGCCTTCCAATGCGGATCGCTCGAAAACATCCCCGCCAGGCGGATTAATCGTGCCATTGCGCAAGATGAACTACCAGCAAGAAAAGCTCGGCAACGTGTACAGCGTGCACAACAACCTGCCGTATGCAGAACCTCTTGCCAATGGCAGCAGCAAGCAGGCGCCGGCAGGCTGGGTGCAAGGCATCGCTAAAGACATCCAAGGCTTTGTGCGCGTCAAAGCTGACCGCATCGGGAGGGAATCATGAGCAGCACCTACAACGACGTTCGCGCCGCCATTGAAGGGCGCATTGCAACGCAGATGGCGCTGTCACCTGCGTATCCGGTCAGCTATCAGAACGTACCGTTCACGCCGCCAAACAACACGCCATGGGTGCAAGCGTTCATCCGCTTTGGCGATAACAGCTACGCCACGCTGACTAGCTTCAACCGCCAGACTGGCACGCTGGTGGTTAATGTCTTTACGTCACAGGGCCAAGGCACTGCTGCTAATTTCACGATTGCAGAGCGGCTAAAGGATTTGTTTGATCGCGCCAAGTTTTCAAGCATTATCTTTGACGCAGCTTCAGGGCCAGCGCAAGTAACGCCAGCAGCGCCTGAGCCTTACTTTCAAACACAGCTAACTGCCACGTTTGAAGCGTATCTAGACTAACGGTAGCCACTACCGTTCACAACATGGCTGTCACTGTTTTGTCCGGTACGTCCGGCGCCCTTTACTACAAACCCGCCGGCACTAACGGCAACTTCCCGGAAACTGGCGTCAACGCCAGCACTGATGTCATTACCGTTCAGCCGTACTTGAACTTCAAAGCTGGCGATCCGGTCAAGTTCCGCGTCATCAACAGCCAAACTGGCGAAGCCGGTACCGGCACACTGCCTGCCCCCATCTCGGCGGCTACCACCTACTACGTGCTGAGCTACACCGCAGCCACTGGCGCGCTGACCGTATCCACCGCTGCTGGCGGTACCATCCTTGCCATCACCGACGACGGCACTGCAGCTGCCCCCAACGAGTTCGAGGTGTACTACGCCGACTATGCCGCCGTTGGCCAAGTGCAGTCATGGTCGTTTGAGATCAGCCGCGCTGAGATCGACGTGACCACCATCGGCCAAGCTGCTGGGCAGTATGCGCCCTTCCGCGCTTACATTCCTGGCTTCGCCGACGGCAACGGCACCGCAACGATCTACGTCACCAACGAGGACGCTGCGCTGTCCAATCGCATGGTGGAAGACGTGCTGCAACGTCAGCAGGTTGGCTGCGGCTTCAAGCTGTACACCGACAAGCAAGGCACCGAGGCGCTTAGCCGCAGCATTGCCATGGATGCCGTGCTGCTGACCGCCAGCCTGAACATCAATCCTGATGATGCTCAGCAAGTGGAGATCACTTTCCGCCCGGCCGGTGCACCTACTTTTGACTTCAGCACTTCTGCTTGATAGTTGAACGGCCCCGGCTTATGCTGGGGCCACCCACATTTATTGCATGGCATCATCTGCACTGGCGCGGCTGAAAAAAGCAGCCAATCTTCAGCCAATTAAGCGCGTTGTAACACTCAACGATGGATCTACGTTTGAGTTTTACGCTACGGCGCTGACCATGGCAGAACGCGAGCGTGCACAAAAGATGCCCGGTGGCGATGATCCCAATGGCTTTGCGTTGAACCTGCTGGTAACCAAAGCGGCCGACGATGCCGGCCAGCGGTTGTTTCAGGCTGGTGAAATTGCTGAGTTGAAAAACGATGTGCTTGACAGTGACCTGCAAGCCATGATGCTCGCCATCATCACCAACCCAGAGGAAGCTGAAACCGATATGAAAAGCACTGAAAAAGGAGCTAAGTAAAGACAACCTGCTGCTGCTGCAACTTGGGGTTGCAAAAGAGCTGGGTTACACGCTAGCCCGGCTCAACCGTGAGGTAACACTTGAAGAGCTGCTGCTTTGGTCTAGCTATTTTGAGCTTCAAAATGAAGAGCAGGATCGTAGAATGAAGCAACGCCGTAGGTAAGTCGTGTCGGTTGTCGCCAACGTTGCTATTAACGTCGACAGTCGTGACGCAGTTAGCAAACTTCGGCAGGTTGAGTCGCAGGCAGCTACTACCGAGCGTGCATTTGGGGCGCTGCAGTCGGCATTGGGCGCATTAGGCGTTGGTTTTGCGCTTACAAAGGTTATTGCAGATGTTAAAGAACTAGATACAAATATCCGCCGTCTTGCAACGGTTGGCGTAGATGTAGCCAAGATTAATCCTGCGCTTTCGGCTTTAAGCAAAGAACTCGGAGGCGTTGCTAGTAAAGCTGAATTAGCAGCAGCTTCATATCAAGCGGCATCTGCTGGCTTTAGTGATACTGCTGGCAATGTCAACATATTACGTGCTGCAACCAAAGCCGCTGTTGGCGGATTGGCTGATACGCAAGCCGTAACTGAAGTCTTGGTAAAGACTTTAAACAGCTATGGAATGTCTGGCAGCCAAGCAATACAAGTAACCGACAGCATTTCCAAAGCAGTCGAGCTAGGCAATCAAGAATGGTCTGATTACACTAGTCAACTTGGCCGTGTAGCGAGCATGGCGGCATTGGCTGGTGTCAGCCTTGATGAGACCAATGCGTTTATTGCATCCGCTACAAAAAATGGCGCTACGGCAGAAGTGGCATTTACTGGCCTTAGCGCTGTACTGACACAATTATTGCAGCCAACCAAAGAAAGCCAAGAAGCAGCGGCAAAACTTGGCGTTCAATGGAACTTGATGGGCCTTCAGACTAAAGGTCTTGGCGGTTTAATGGAAGAATTGGCAGCTGCAATAGATAAAGATAAAGAAGCAGCAGCGCGGATGGTTGGGCCTACAGAAGCAATGCGAGGTGCATTTGCAGCAGCATCAAAAGATGGTTCCGACTTTAAGAATATTCTTGAGCAAATAGGCAGCGCAGCAGGCAAAACTGATGCAGACTTTCAAACAATGAAAGGAAGCCTTGAGAACACGCTCAAGGCATTAGATACATCATTCAAGAACCTAAGCGAAGCGTTAGGCACAGCGTTTGGACCAACGGTTGTCATTACTGTGCAAGATATAACCAAAGCGGTTAATGGCTTTGCCGATTTTATGGCAACAGTGCCGCAACCCGTGATGAACACGGCGGGGGAATTGGTCAAGTTAATTGCTCAAATGTTACTGCTGCAAAAAGCAATTCAAGCAATCATTGCATTGCGCGCTGCATTTATTGGCGCAATGGCTAGCATGACTGGCGCAACTGTTGCAAGTGGTACTGCCGCAACAGCAAGTGCTAGCGCATTTGCAATGTACACAAACAATACACGGGCATTGCAAGCGCAAGCAGCAACCGCAACACCTGTATTAGTTGGCCTAAGAAATGTCCTGTCAACTATAGCGGCAATCGGAGTTATTACAGTTGCAGTAAATATTGCTATATCGGGCTTTCAAAGTCTTCTTGCCGCCAACGCAGAGCTTGACAAATTACGCGGGCGTAAAGCGGCAGGCGGGGCTGCGGCAATGTTTGCCGGGTCATCAAAAGAAGAAGTATCTAGGCAGCAAGCAATTGCGCGCAAAACGCTAGAGCATGAGCAAAAAATTCTTAAAGGATTGCAATCGCCAGGGTCACGTGTTGCCCAATTTGTTAACTTAGGCGGCGTGCTTGAAGGCCTTGGCGTGCCAAGCATTCAAAGTGCAAGCAGGCGTGAAATGCAAGCAAAAGCACGGATAGGCTCAGCTCAGGCGGTTTTGGGCCTGAATGCCAATAGGTTCCCAAGCGCCACGCCAGCACCAGTCTCCAACGCCACGGGCACGCCTGTGGGCGCCACAGCGGACGGCAGCGGCAAAGGTCGTGGTGGCAAATCAGACGCAGAAAAGTCGGCCGAAAAAGCAGCGCGTGAAGCGGAAAAATTACGGCAAGAACTTGAACGATCGCTGGAAGTTGGCGATCAACTTGGCACGCAATTTAGTCGCCAAGCAGCGTTGCTGTTTGAGGGATCAGAAATTGAACGCAAGCGCCTGCAAATTCAATTTGATTTCCAGGACCGCGCCAAGCAAATTGCAGAGCTAAAAAACGCCGAACAGCAAACAAACCTTAATCAACTTAATACAGAAATCCAACGGCTTGAGCTAATTGATCTGCAAACCGAAGCGCTGAAGAAACAGGCAGAGGAAGCCGAAAAACTTTTCAAAGCAGCTTTTGATGCAGCCGAGTTTGGTATTGATGGTGAAGGCACTGTTGCATCTGGTTTGACTGATGCTATTAGCAAACTAAAAGAAGAGCTTAATCCGATTAAGCTTGCAACCGACACAATCGTCAATGGCGCAACTGCTATCGGAGAGGCATTTAGCACTGCATTTGGCGAGGTCATTACTGGCGCAAAGTCAACGCAAGAGGCGCTGGCTGATGCTTTTAAGAGTATCGGTCAAGCGTTCATCAGCATGGCACTTGAAATCATTGCCAAACAGATGACGCTAATCATTTTGCAGACAATCCTCAATGCTTTGAGCGGCGGTGGTAGCGCAATGGGCACTGCCAACAAAAACCTTTCAGGTACTGGCGCGTTATCAACCACAAAACTGTTCCCGACAGGTGCATTTGCAGAAGGCGGCTTCGTCACCGGACCAACCAACGCCCTTATCGGCGAAGGCGGCGAGCCCGAGTACGTCATCCCCGCCAGCAAGATGCGCACCGCAATGGGTCGCTACACCGCTGGCGCCCGTGGTTCCAGCGTTATTCCCGGCAACGGCGGCGAGCCTACTGCAGCAGGCGGTGGTGTTGCCACAATGGCGCCGATCGACGTGCGATACAGCATCGAACGCATCAACAACGTGGATTACGTCACCGCCGATCAGTTCCAACGCGGCATGGCACAGGCTGCTCAGCAAGGCGCTATCCAAGGCGAACGCCGCGCCATGCGTAGCCTTAAAAACAGCGCCGCCACACGTAGAGGAGTCGGCATCTAATGGAATACGCCTACGGCCACCTGCTCGATATTGGCCCCAGCGGCCAAGCAGCCCAATACCGCTTCCAGAACTACGCGATCAACCAGAACGTAAACGGGTACTTGTTTCTGCCGTTCAGCTTTGGTGGAGCGGTAGCCACACTCCAAGGCGACAACCTTGATGCGGCACTCCAGTTTGCAAACACAAAAATGGCTAGCGCGTGGATTGTTGACGCCCTCGATAACCTGTGGGTTGCCAAGGTCACCACGGTGCTCTGGGAACCCTCCACTGGAGCAGTCCAGCGCACCCTTTACACCTATTGGGGCACCTGTTCCAGTGGCGGCTGGGATGAGGTCAACATCCAAGTCAGTCTGAATTCCGTGCTTGACGCTGTGCAAGCCAACATCCCTGGCCGCAGGCTGCACCGCTGGCAAGTGGGTAGTATCCCGTTCACCGCTCAGATCAGTGTGTGAGCACCTGATTGGCCGACGCTACGAGTACGGCGGCGACGACTGCATCCACCTCGTCATCGACGCCCTCAAAGCACTAGGCAAAAACCCGCCAGACGTTGCCGACGACTGGTACAAACTCAGCCCACGCGGCATCCTGCGTGAACTGGCGTTGTACTGCGACACCATAGACGTGCCCGCCTACGATGGTGACATCATTCTGT